GTTAGAAAAGAAAGAATATTTTTATACATGTAATCAAGAACCAATCAAATCACATTGTAATAAATCTTTGTGTAAAAGAAGAAAGTATGGGATTGGTGCAAATGTAGATACAGTAGAAATAACAGGCATATCAATTGTTAAATCAGAGCCGAGAGTATTTTTTGCAGACTTAGATGGTAGACGATTAGAGTTAACAAGTTTTGATTTACAATCACAATCAAAGTTTCAGATTGCATGTTTAGAGCAACAAAATTTTATGCCACCAAAGATTAAAGAAGGCGATTGGCAGATTCTAATTAATGGATTATTGGCAGAGGCAAATGAAATAGAAGTGCCAGAGGAACTTACATACAAAGGACATTTTAATCAACTGCTTGAATCTTTTTGTTATGGCAGAGTACAAGCACAATCGGCAGAGGAACTTTTAATTGGTAAGCCATGGATTATGGAGGGGTTAGTTTATTTTAAAATAGATTCTTTTATAGAGTTTTTAAGACAAAAAGGTTTTACACAATATTCAAAAGGTCAGATTCAAGAAAGAATAAAAGAAATAAATAATGGCGAAAAATGTAATAATGTTAGAAACTTCAAAACAACAGATGGAAAATTTAAGTCGGTTCGTGTTTGGTGGGTTCCAGAAGTAAAAGAAGAAGTTGAAATACCAAACGTAGCGTTTGAAGAGGAGCCTCCGTTTTGATAGAAGTCATCGTATCTTTTTGTATCGTTTTAGTAGAAGAGGCAAGACACAAGGGTGGAGAGTCTATTTGTAACTTTTATAATCCTGGTATTGTGTTTGAAAATAGAAAGCAATGCATTAATGAAAAAAAATTAATAGAAGATTATGTTGTAGAGGAGTTCTGGAAGATACGTCCAGAGGCAGTAAGAATATTTGCGAAAGGAGTATGCACACATGGTAAACGCACAGGAAGAAACAAAGGCAGAGACAGAGAATGAAATTGCCATATTCGGTCCACCAGGCACGGGTAAAACAACAAGACTTTTAGATATCATGGAAAAAGCCATTGCCGATGGTATTGTGCCAGAGAGAATAGCTTTTTTATCTTTTACAAGAAAAGCAGCAGAAGAAGCTATAAATAGAGCTTGTTTAAGGTTTAAGTTAGATCCAAAAAGATTTCCTCATTTTAGAACATTACACTCTCTTGCTTTTCGTTGGGTAGGCATGAAATCAGAAGATTTGGTTAAACCAGCAGACATGAATTTAATAGGTAAAAAACTAGGCATAGCTTTTCAAAAAGAAAGTAAATTAAACATAGAGGAGGGAGATCTCTACACACCTGGATCAAGCGATGGAGATAGATACTTTCATATATATAATATGTCTAGAATAAAAGGAACTGAACTCATGGATGAGTTTGATGCATTTGATGATAAAACTTTGCATAGATCATACATGTCAGTTTTTAAAAAAGCATACGAATCTTTTAAAATTAGTAAAGCTAAAATAGATTTTACAGACATGCTTTTAGAGTTTTTAAAACAAGGCACTGGACCAGATTTAGATTTATTAATTGTAGATGAGGCACAAGATTTAGTCCCAATACAATGGAGAATGGTCAAGGAATGTTTGCTACCTAACACTAAAAAAGCATATTATGCTGGGGACGATGATCAATGTATCTTTGATTGGGCAGGCGCAACTGTGAATAATTTTTTAGATTCTGCAAAGAAAACTATAGTTCTTGATAAATCATACAGAGTTCCTTCAGAGATACATAATTTTGCAGAGTCAATAATTAAAAAAGTTGGGATAAGAAAAAACAAACGATGGAAACCTAGAAGTGAGTCTGGAATAGTATCCTATTACTTTAATCTCATGGATATTAATTTTAACGAGGGCGAGTGGTATATTCTCGCAAGAACAAACAAAATACTTTCCGAAGTGTCTACTAAATTACGAAACGAAGGATACATGTTTTGGATAGAAGGCACAGGTTGGTCTGTTTCTGAGGGCATAATAAAAAGTATAGAGGGGTGGATAAAAATATGCAAAGGTCAAAGCTTAACAGTAAGGGAATGGGTAGACTTTTCAAAGAAAACAAAAAAAGGATACATTGCGTATGGTGGAAAAAGGAAGATAGAACAATTAGATCCAGAGAATACATACACTTTGGACGATTTATTAAAGAGCGAATTGGGTTCGGTATTGAACTTAGACACAAAAAAAGAATGGTATGAAGTCTTGAATGTTACAGATAGTCAAAGAATATATATTACATCGGCAAGAAGAAGAGGAGAGTTTATATTAACAAGGAAACCTAGAATAAGACTATCGACTATACATAAATCAAAAGGTGGAGAGGCGGATAATGTTGCATTAATTCTTGACTGCCCTAAAATAATAAAGGAAAAAGGAAACGAAGATAGTGAACATAGGATCTTCTATGTTGGTGCAACTCGTGCTCGTAAAACTCTTCACATCGTTGAACCTAAAGATAAGAATGGATATGAATTATGAAAAAAGACAGAGACTACTTTTTAGCGGAAGCTCAAAAATTAATTAAAGGTCCCAGAGCAAAAGATTATGGACCAGTAAAAAAGAATCATCAGAGGATAGCAGATATATGGACTATTCTTTTGGATAAAAAATTAAAAGAGCCAATTACACCAGAGGAAGTTGTAGCTTGTATGGTTGGAGTTAAAACTGCTAGACTAGCAGAGGACATAAACAAAGATGATTCTTGGATAGATATTATAGGATACGCTGCATTAGGAGGCGAAATAATTAATGACAAGTGAACAATATCATTTAAATGGATTTAGTGTTATTGATCAAGACATAAAAGATTTATCTTGGGGTAACATAGACTTTGATTGGTCTCCTCCAAGTGACTTTCCAGATTTAACTAAAGCATCTAGAATATCTGTGGACTTAGAAACTAGAGACCCTAACCTTATAAAGTTAGGACCTGGATGGTGTAGAAAAGATGGATACATAATTGGTATAGCAGTCGCTGCAGGCGATTTTCAAGGTTATTATCCCATACGACATGCTCAAGGTAATATAGATTCAAAGTTAGTGTTTAACTGGTTTAGAAAACAAATGGACACACCACATATACCAAAAATATTTCATAACTCTATGTATGACGTTGGATGGTTAAGGGCAGAGGGAATAGAAGTCAAAGGTCCCATACTAGATACAATGATTATGGCTCCACTGATTGATGAAAATAGAAGATTCTATAATTTAAATAGTCTCGCTATTGATTATTTAAAAGAGTTTAAAAACGAAAAAACTTTGAGACATGCTGCAAGTGAGTTTGGTGTAGATCCAAAATCAGAAATGTATAAATTACCTGCTAAATATGTAGGTGCGTATGCAGAACAAGACGCTGCCGTTACTTTAAAATTATACGATCATTTTGTAACTCTTTTAGATAAAGAAGAATGTACAAGTATATTTGAATTAGAAACATCTTTACTACCCGTTATCCTAGACATGAAAACAAAAGGAGTACGAGTTGATCTAGATCAAGCAGAAAAAACTAGAAAACAAATGGCAACTCAAGAAAAGAAGTTACTTGATGAGATAGTCAAAGAGACTGGTGTTGCGATTGAACCTTGGGTCAGCACATCTATAGCACAAGTCTTTGATTTTTTTGGACTTGAGTATTCTCGCACAGAAAAGAGCAGGTCTCCCTCTTTCACAAAACAATTTCTCTCTCACCATCCTCATCCAATAGCAAAAAAGATTGTTAAGATAAGAGAACTTAACAAAGCGAATACTACGTTTGTTGAAACAATTCTTAATCATGCTCATAATGGTCGTATACATTGTGACTTTCATCCTCTCCGTACTGACGATGGTGGAACTGTAACTGGTCGTTTTAGTTCTAGTAATCCTAATCTACAACAAATACCATCTAGAGATTTAGAAATCAAGAAGGCTATTAGAGGGTTGTTTATTCCAGAGGATGGATGTAAGTGGGGTTCTTTTGATTATGCTTCACAAGAGCCAAGATGGTTGGCACATTATTGTGCTAAACCAATGGATGGATATGTGCATCCTTTGATCGAGGAAGTAGTAACCATGTATAAGGAAGGAAAAGCAGACTTTCATCAAATGGTTGCAGATATGGCAAGTATAACTAGAAAAGAGGCTAAAACTGTAAACCTTGGGATCATGTATGGCATGGGCCGTAAAAAACTAGCAGACACTTTAGCTATAACAGAGGAAGAGGCAAAGGAATTATTAGAAACATATAACAAAGAAGTTCCATTTGTAAAAGACTTGGCAACGAGAGTTTCAAACTATGCGTCTAACCATGGAATTATAAGAACTCAACTAGGTAGAAAATGTCGTTTTGAATTATATGAACCAAGAGGTTTTTCTTCCAAAAGACCTTTGCCTCTGAAAGATGCAGTGAAAGAATATCAGAATGTTCAAAGAGCATATACATACAAGGCGCTAAATAGATTGATTCAAGGATCAAGTGCAGACCAAACTAAAAAGGCAATGGTCGATTGTTATGCAGCAGGTTTATGTCCGATGTTAACAGTTCACGATGAACTATGTTTTAATATCGAAAATGAAGAGCAAGTAGACAAAATAAAAGAGATAATGACCACTTGTGTCCCCGAAGTAAGAATACCTTTTGAAGTTGACGCTGAACTAGGCGATAATTGGGGTCAAATTAGCTAAAAAGCTTGAAAACAACCATAGATAGCCGTACAATAGAAGTGCATAATGTAACGTAAGATCACACACGGAGGTATTGTTTCACCTCTGTGTGGCGATCTGAGAGCCTCGTTTTTTCAAAGATTCCATAATTTTGGTACGTTTTTCGTCTGTTAGCGTTGACCAAGTAGATATTTCACTTAATGTTCTAAAACAACCAATGCAACTATAATTTTCTATCTTACATACGTTTCGGCACGGGCTTACAATACGCTGTGATTTTTTTTGGAGGCTCATCTTCTTGTGGAATCCTTGGTTGATCTGTTAGTTTTTGTGCAAAGTACAAACATCTATCTATACTTTTAAATCGTTGTGTCTGATTTACGATTTGTGAATCTATCATAAACACTAACAGAAATTCAATCATTCTTTTTTGGTCTTCCAGAAATATTCATCAGTATCTCCAAGTCTAAACTTCTGTCCGTTTTCGACCTGGTATTCTATTGTACTGACTTTAAAGTCTGGCTGCAATGGCTCCTCTGGAGTTAAAGAATTATCATAGACACGCATTCTATTGTTTGGATATAAACAAAACTGTCCGTTACTAAGTTCTATGATATTGTGTGATTTATGTTCTGCTGGTTTTTCACTGGTTG